CTTCTATCGCTTGCTAGGACAAGATGTGAGCGTACTGGCCGACATAGAAGCCAATGGCCAGATCACAACTGAGCTATTCCTTCGCATCCTGGCCCAAGGCGAATGGATACCTGAGGACGTGGACCTAGTTAAGCTAGGTGAAGCCGTTAAAGAATTGAAAAAAGAGGCGGAACGTGTTATGCTTGAGCAGCAAAAAACGCAGAACGCCAATGGTGCCGCAGGATCAGGACGCTCGCTCCCGCCTTCTGGAGCTAATCGAAAAGCAGGCGCTGGCAGTGCGTGAAAACACAAAGAAACCCCCTGAACCGCTACATGCAGCAGTTCAGCTTGATGTCAAGTGGGGGTTTCAGTTAGGCGCTGCGATCAGAAGCCAGACTCACGCTGAACGGCCTTAGTGGCCCGAATCGACTCACGATCAATCATCGGCTTTTTCAACACTTCGGTCTTGCATTTTCCGTCCGTATCAACGGTCTTCCGAAGCACAAGGCCGGCCATGTCAATCGTCTCGGGGCCAGTCGGCTTGTTTTCGTCTGCCGGTGGGTTCTCGGAAGGCGACCGAAGCCGCGCTATTTCGGCCTTGAGCTGTGCGATCTCACTGTCTGGATCAAATGCAAGAGCCACGGGCGCGACAACCGCAGGGGCCGGAACGCTGGGCTTTGCCGCAGGGGCTGGAGTCGGGGCGGCTGTTGCCATGGTGCAATGAATCGGTTACGCGCTACAGTATAGCGCATCCACCAATCAGGCCATGGAACTCACTGCTGAACAAATTGCAGAATTGCAACGCAAGGCCGCAGAAGCCGAAGACCTCAGGCAGCAACTGGCTGCTGTAAATGGCAACAAGGAGACAATTTTAACTGAAAAGAAAAAAGTAGCCGACGAACTTAAGGAGCTAAGAGACAAAGAAACAGAGCGCCAAAGAAAAGAGATGGAGCAAAAAGGCGAGTTTCAGGAGCTGCTAAAACAGGCAAACGAAAACATTGAAGCCTTGCGAAAGCAAAACGAAGAAAAGGACAAGGCCATTGCGGAGGCAGACGCTAAGCGCGTCGAAGATCGTAAGCGTGCTGATTTTCTTGCTGTCTTTAATGCCGCTGAAGTGTTTAATCCTAAACATGCTTGGGCAAATCTGCATTCGCTCGTTCAAGACAGGGGCGGCAAAACTATTGCAGTCGTTGGAGGCGTAGAGGTTGGCCTTGCTGACTTTGCCGGCAAGCTAAGAAAAGACCCTGAGCACGCCTATTTGTTCAAGCCCCAAGGCGGTAGCGGTGGCATGGGCTCCAGGCCGGCTACGGGCGCTCCTGCCGATCCTGGTGGCGGCATTGTCACTAATCCGTGGCTTCCTGGTGGAAACGTGACCGCACGCATCGCCATACAGCAGGAAGATCCTGATTTAGCTGCTAAGCTGAAGGCTGAAGCGAGCGCTGCTGCTCGCAGCCAAGGGTAAAGCCGTGCCGAACCCTGGGCAAAAGCATCGACGGCTGTGCGGTCATGCCGACTAAACAACCTCTGCTTTTCCTCCAGTGTTCCTTGGTAACCTGGGCGGTACTTTTGCCGGCGATGTAACAAGCCTTACGCGGCTTGCTACTTCTGGTGAATTTGCCGCCTACCTTCAAGAAGAGATTTTCAACAAGTCCATGATGGTTGCTTCTGGCATTTTGGCCAGAAGCAACCAGCTCCTCACATCCACTACCGGCGTTCGGGTCGAGGCGCCTTTTTTCCGACCGATTGACCCGGTGGAAGAGAGGATGGATTCTGGCCGTGAGTGGGGCGAATCTGGCGAGGGCCATTTTACCTTCCAGGGCATCACCAGCGCCACTCAGTACGCCACTATCACCCACCGGGGCTTTGCCTACGCTGTTGACAAGCTCTCGAAGCTGGCCAGCGGCGAAGATCCCTTGCAGGTACTTGCGAATCAGCTTGAGCCGGCGCTCAACAAGATCAAGACCCGCAAAATGATTGCGCAACTTGAGGGCTTGCTTGGCACTGGCGGCCCGCTTAATGCCACCAATAACGTAAACAAGTCTGTCACCACTGGCTCTACCATCGCCAACTGGTTGACAGCTGAAAACGTTATCGAAGCTCGTTACAAGTTGGGCGAACGGCAGTCTGAGATTACTACTCTGTTCTGTCACTCTTCTGTTCAAGCCTATCTTGAGCAAGTGGGCTTCCTGACCTACGATGCTGACCGCAGGGGCATTAACACGCGCTTGCTGATTGGTAGCGCTTTTAACGTTAAGGTTGTGGTTGATGACCAACTTCCGATCATTGGCACCAGCGGCCAACAACGGCAGTTTGTTAGCTACCTTTGTGGCGATGGCGTCATGCTTGAGGGTGAACAAACTCCCCTTGAGATCGAGACGGTTCGCAATGCACCATCCAAGCAAGATGGCATTATTGTGGACTACCATCACAGCTTCCACGTTCCTGGCACTACCTTGTCTGGTACTGCTGTTGACAACCCAAGCAACGCTCAGCTAGCTACCGGCTCTCAGCACGCGCTTGCTTACAACGATGCGCGACTGATCCCGCTGGTCCGGTTGGTGACAAACAGCCCCTACGGTGGTACGATCTGATCGGTTGACTCCGAGTTGGATTCCAGCCCCCCAGGAGGTCAGATTCCTGGGGGGCTTTTTCATGGCCCGATCTGAGCTATGATCGAGGCTGGCCCCGTACCGTCTCCCGATGGCGCTCTTTAATTTTCTCGAATATCGCAAGGTTTACACGGTCGCCACTCTGCCCGCGAATCCCCGGCGAGGCATGAGTCTTGTGGTCGGCAGCCTCACTTCCCCCACCGTAGGCGCCGCCCCCGTGGGCGGCGGCGCGGCCAGTGCGAAGTGCTGGTACAACGGCACCGCCTGGCGTGTGTACGCGGTGTGAACGCTTCCTGGTGGCCCTGGCATCGCCTGGCCGATCCCTATTACTACTCCAGCGTCAATGGCGAACGTGCCTGCAACTGCACGCCCCCGGCGCTGGTCACGGTGGAGCAAGTTGACGACTACATGGGGGCAACGCTCAAGGCGGCTGCCTGGACCGCGCTCAACGCAACGCAGAAGGCGCAAGCCCTTAACTCTGCTCAAGCTGCGCTGCGTACATTACGCTGGTGTACTGATGAAGCGACTTGTTGCGGTAACAGCCTAACGGCAGGCTATCTTGCTGCTGCCTCAGAGCTTGCGTTGGTACTTTTTAGCAACAGTACCGCAGTTACTGGCGCCTCTAGCCAGTTGCCGGCACCAGTTGTTAAGCGAGAGAAGTTCGACGTATTCGAGCAAGAATACTTTGCCCCTACCACTATGGCGCAAGTGCTGCCGAAGGACAAGCGTGTTGGCAGTTATTCGCCCACCGTGCTACGGCTTTACCCGTGGCTACTGGACTTAATCGGCTGTTGGGTTGACCGGCAGAACGAAAGCTCTGTTCGCATTGTGCGAGGCTAAATGAACGCTCCGCAAGATGCTTGGGCAAAACCGTTGTCAAAACGGATGATAGATAAGTACAGATCCCAGTCGCTTACATACATCAAAGTAACTCCTGGCGTTTACAATGAAACGCTAGGCACAGTTGCAATTACTGAAGCAAGATTTAATGCTGCCGGTGCTGTAACGCGCTTTAAAAAGTCAGAACGCAATGGAGTCGAGCAAGGCAACGAAGTCAGCGCATGGGTTGACCATGACACGGTGCCTTGGCCTATCAGTTCCAATGACAGACTCGAATACTTGGGGCGCAAGTGGAAGGTAACAGAAGTCGAAAGCTATGGTAGTGGTATTGACGGCGTTATCGTCGGACCAATCTACCTGACGACGCTAGACGGCAAAATGATTACTACACTGGGCGGCAAAGCCATTGTCATACAAGGCTCTGAAGACGAAAGGCCAACCTTTGCTATGTACGCAAGCAAGATTACAGCGAGGGCGGAATAATGGCGAGACGGCGTAAACCAGCGAAGAAAGGCAAAGGCTTCGGTCTTGAGAAAATGTCTGACGAGATTAGGGACGCTGCATTTACTGCATTGCGTAATGCCGCCAAGGAAGTAGTAAACGATCTTGCTGCTATTGGCCCAGCTTGGGGCGGTGACTTCAGGGATAGCTGGTATGTTGAAACTGCCGATGGCAAAAGAGGCGCAAGGCCAGGCGGCAAAGATGGTAAGTACAATCTTTTTAACATCCCCTTGCTTAAGACCCAAGGCCGTAACGCAAAGGGCCAGTTTACTTCTTCGTTGCCAGCAAGCGGAAGCAAAATTGAGCTGCTTATCGGCAACTCTTCCCCCTATGCGCAAGAGGCAATGGATCTTATCCCTGGCAGGTTTATACGGCAAGAAGAAGATCCAATTAAAGCGCCAGTTGCAATAGGCAGAAGGGTTGGCAAGTACCGGGGCGATGTTAAGGAAATGTCAACAGACGCGATAGCGGAATCGGGCAAGCGGCCAGCAATGTCAACGGCAGAGAAAGACTGGTACAGTACCTACATGGAAGGCGGCAAGTTCAAGGCTGCTATTAAAAAGGGCGCAAAAGCCGGCTTCCTTATTCCTGTAAACAAAAAATGACAGTCCCCTTTCAGCAGGTTCGTGGCATCTATGAGCGCATTGTGATTGATGCCGCCAGTCCGGTGCGGGTTTATGTCGAAAATCAACTTGCTACTGAGTTTGCAGATGATGACGAATACTGTCTTGTTCGTGTTAATTTTGGCCTGATGCAAGAGCAGGCTATTGGCGCTCAGGCTTCGTGGCACATTCGAGGCTCCCTGGTGTGCGAAATCTTCACCCGCAAAAGCATCGGCCCTGGCCGGGGCCTGGTCATCGCCGGCCCTGTGATCGACGCGCTATCGGCCCTGAACGGCTCGATCCCGCCACCAACCCAGCAGATCATCGCTCGCGTCGGCACGCTCACAGGGCCGACCCAGGCGCAACTACAGGACCGGGCGCATCACTTTACCCGGTTCTCTATGCCCTTCAGGGCTCGCCACAGGGAGTAGACTGGCGGCTACAGCAATCACCGGCCACAGGTCGGACCTCCTATGCCCGTCGCGAATTGTGGCCCTGTCAGCGTTTTAACGGGCCAAGATGGCATGATCGCCATGAAGCCCCCCGGTACTCTGGCCTGCCTGCTTGACAAAACTGATTTTCCTGCTCCCGTTAGTCCTGCTACCACTTCGGTTCTTCATATTCCTGCTAATTCTGATTTTCGTGTTGGTGATCCTGTAACTTTCACGGAAAAAGGAACCGCTAACCTTGATGCTGCCATCACTGATGGAACAGTTTATTACATCAAGACTCGTCCCACTTCCACGTCTTGCACTATCTCTGCCACTCTTGGCGGCGCTGCGCTTGCTTTTACTGGTAACGGTGGCGCTGGTGGCGCAAACACTCCAGGCGAAGGCAACCACATCGAGATGAGCTTCGCTACGGCTTACGCCATGTGCGAAGTACCATCTGTTGACCTTACCCTTACCAGGGGCGAGATTGACATTACCTCTCTTCCTTGTAAGCCTGGCTCTGGCATTGGCCCTAAACTTGCCCGATTCCGCAGGTATCAGGCCGGTTTTGCAGATGGCAATGGCACCCTGACTGTGCGCCTTACTGAGGATCGTCTTGCTTTCACCAATCGTATTATTCAAGGTACGATGTTTAACGATCAAAACGGTGCCCAGTTGAAGGCGTACTTTAGTGCCGTCGCTACCACTGGCAACCCGAACATGGTTGACGATGCTGCTTCATTGCAATGCAGCTTCCCCATCGTCCTGCTTGGCCTCAGCGGCGCTATCTCACAAGATGATAGCCCGACTGAGGTTTCGATTAACTATCGAATCTCGGACACCCCCACCAATCTTTTTGGCTTGACTGATTTTTGATCGTTTGCGGATCGTCACACAGCGGGGCTCTGGCCCCGCTTTTTTGTGCCTTGACCCGGTGCTATGATTCCCTCGTTGCAGCATCCTTCCCATGGCCAAGAACGTCAAGGAACTACTCAAGGCGACTCGCCAACGTCGCAAGGCGGAGATCACGCTATCCACTGGCGCTACATTTGATATGTATTTTACGCCGCTGACCGAAGCGGAAGACGAAAAAATCAGGGAAGCAGTCAAGGCCGACAACAGCACTAACGCCTACGGCCTGCGAGTGCTGATCCTTCGTGCCGAGTATGAGGACGGCGAGAAAATGTTTGACCCAGTTGCCGACAAGGGCGTAATGCGCCAGGAGTATGCCAAGGCAGATTTAACTACCATGATGGAAGCCCTAATCTTCAATGGAGGGATGCTGGCGAGCCAAGATTCCAAAAGCGATCAAGGAGGCGATAAAAAAGGATTCGGCCCTGATGCTTAGACTTGCGTTATGCAAGGTGCTCGGAAAGACGCTTTCCGAGCTTGAGCGCGACGCAACTCAGGATGACATAATTATGCACGCTGCATACGAAGAGATCCTGGCCGATCAGATACCAGCCGTCCCACAGGCCAGCCAACCCAGGAAACGCTAAGGTGGGACACTGGCGCCGGGGCAGGGAGTGAGCGACTATCGGGGCAGGCTAAAGCTCACTCTCGAAGGGCTAGACAAGCTCAGGCAGCTTGATGACCGCCTTGAAAGCATCGAGAGCCGTGCAGACAGCGTTCGTCAAGCGATTGCCGGCATTGGTGATGCCTTAAAAACAAATCTTAACAGGCAAAATGTAGCCGCTCGGGACGTTCTTGACACAAGACAGCAGCGCATTTTAGCTTCCGGTCAAATCAGAAGCACAAGACAAAGGCGTGATTTACAAGGCAGATATATGTCAGGCGGGCCAGGCCCTCGCGAAAGGAAGGCGGCCAGGGACAGCAGAAAGGCGGCGGGCATTGAAGCTGAGAACGCGCTGCTTGAGCTGAATCAATCGCTAGAAGAAAGGCGATACATAATCGAGCGTGGCAAAAGACTTCGACAGAGAACCTTACCCTCTCTTGTGCTTGGCCAAGACAGGGTGGCGGCC